ACTTCGGGTTGTAGACGGTTCTATAACCGCAGAAGGGTTCCTAACCGCCAACGCAGGGTTTGAGTTCGATGTCCACGGCGATGTCGTGGCGACAGGCACTCTGACGGCTCTGGCGGGGATTATTTACACAGTTTCAGGGCAGGTGGCAAGCAACGCACAGCTTACCTGCACGATGTACAAGTTCGGCGAGGAATGGGTTTTAGTACCTGACCAACCAAATACATGGTCTGCCATCAGTATCCAGAGCGATACATGGACACAAGTAACCACGGGTTCGGACACATGGACACCTATTCCTGACCAAAGCGACGTTTGGACACAACAATCTTCGGGAAGTAACACATGGCAATAACAAGAGTTACCTTTGGAGAGTGGCTACCTGACCAGCCAGGGGTTATCGGTGCGCTGACCACGGCTAAGAACTGCTTTCCAAAGGCGGTAGGCTACGGCCCGTTCCCGCAGGAAGTGGACTACTCAGATGCCGCACCGCAAAACCTGACGGCTGCGGCTGCCGCTAAGGACACGAACAGTATTACAAGTATTTACGCGGCTGGCACGACAAGACTTTTTAAGTTGGATACCTCTGACTTCTCTTGGGACGACATTTCTGCCGTTACTTACAGCGGAACGTCTGGGTGGAAGTTTACGCAGTTCGGAAACTCCCTGATTGCGGCCAACGAGTCCAACACTATGCAGTACATAGATGTTATGTCTGGGACTACCTTTGCAGACCTAGCCGCAGACGCACCCAAGGCCAAGTTCGTGACCGTGGTGCGGGACTTTGTGGTGTCTGGTTACCAAAGCGCCAACAAGAACCGAGTCCAATGGTCGGGTATCAACAACGAGAAGACTTGGACTACCTCTGCCACAACACAGGCAGACTTCCAAGACGTGCCTGACGGCGGGTTCGTGCAAGGGGTTACGGGTGGCGAGTTCGGTCTAGTCTTGCTAGAGCGCAGTATCGTGCGGATGTCCTACGTCGGAACCCCGCTGATATTCCAGTTCGACAACATTGCTAGGAACCGTGGGTGCTTTGAGCCTAACTCGGTCATCCAATGGCAGGGTATTACTTACTTTTTAGGCGACGACGGGTTCTACGCCTGTGACGGGCAAAACCTGAAAAATATAGGCGCGGAGAAGGTCAACCGATACTTCTTTAATTCGTTAAAAGAATCAGACTTAGGCAACATGAGTGCCGCCATCGACCCCATCAATAACTTGGTGGTCTGGGGCTACCCAACAATTGACTTGGATTACAGGGTCTTGGTCTACCACGTTCCTACTGGCAAGTGGTCGTACTCGGACTCAACGGCTACCCGTGTGGCTCCCGTGTCTACACCTTCCATAACCCTAGAGGGCTTGGATGCGTTTAGCGCAAGCATAGATGCCCTAGGTATTTCGTTGGACAGCCGTAACTGGCTAGGCGGGAAACTGCTTCTACTTGGGATAAACGGCAACAAGCTGATTACCTTTACGGGGGCTTCCAAGACCGCCACGATTGAGACGGCAGATATTGCGGCAGACACCAATCAGTCCATGATTACGATGATTAAACCCATCGTAGACAACGGGACGGGTAGTGCCTCTATCGCCTCGCGCTTGCAGTTAAACCAGACGGTATCCTTCCCGACGGTTACGGCTGCCAATAGCGAGAACCGCATAGGTGCTAGGTCTTACGGGCGTTACCACCGCGTAAAACTCCAACCCTCTGGTGATTGGACAACCGCAATTGGGGTGGACGTAGAGATTCAGCAAGCGGGTACTCGCTAATGTTTAGAGTTCTACCGTACCAAGGTGGCGACCCACGGCAGATTTCCGAGGTGGTCAACAACCTGATGAACGGCAAGTCCAATAACACGGGGACTATTACCCTTGCTACGGGCAATGCCACAAGCACCACCCTGTACGACGAGCGGATTTCTGTAGATACAAAAATTATCCTGATTCCGTTCTCGGACGCGGCAGAGGCTGACTCTGCGCCTTACGGTGCGTTTCAGGATGACACAGACCAAGTGGCAACAACGCTTGGCGATGCGAATATCATGTCCTGCAACACCACGGACTTGTCTAACGGGGTATACCTTAGCAATAGCAATAGATTTAATGTAAGAAACGCTGGTGTTTACTGTATAACTTACTCTGTTCAAGTTAAGAACACGACAAACGACTCGCAGAACATAGACATTTGGCTGCGTAAAAATGGCTCAAATTTAGTTGGAACAAACAGTCGATTTGGTATGCCGCCTAGGAAGTCGTCTGGCGACCCTAGCCACTTAATTGCCGTTACGCCATTTTTTGTGGAATTGGCGGCAAACGATTATTTGCAATTAGCATGGTATCCAAGTGACCTTGGAGTATCGTTAGAACACTATGCGGCTGTTTCAGCATCTGCTGGCGTTACACCAGCCATTCCAGCAACACCGTCTGTGATTATCGTTATTCAATACATAGCGCCACAGGCGTACTCAAACATTTATGTCTCTGCCCAACAGCAGGGTCAGGCAACGATAAGTCACTATGCCAACAGTACGGCAAACAAGACTTATGCTTACATTTTGGTTGGATAATCTTTATAATAGGTGATATATGGCTTATGACGCTTTCGGAAACCCTATCCCTGGCACAACAGTTCCTGGTACTGGGCCGTTACCTAGTCTTTTAGCACCGGGTGGTGGCGAGTCAAAAATTGACCCAAGCCTTCGCCCTTACTTAGAGCGCGGTTTACAAAGGGCAGAACAACTGTTCTTCGGCGCACAACCACAAATGTTTGAGGGGCAGATGTACGTCTCCCCAAGCCAACAAACCCTTTCCGCGTTGCAACAACAGGAAGCGGCAATAACAGCCGGTCAACCGTTGCTCCAGCAAGCACAGCAAGCCTACCAAGCCTCTTTGGGCCAGATTGGGCAGACAGCCGCAGGTGGTTTTCTGCAAGGCTCCCCGTATCGTGAAGCAATGGTTCAGGCGGCTACCCGCCCCCTGACACAGCAGTTTGGCGAACAGGTGCTACCGGGCGTTGCAAGCCTTTATTCACGGGCTGGACGATACGGGTCAGGCGCAATGGAGCGTGCCCTTGGCGGGGCTACGGAAGCCTATGGCAGGGCATTGGGCGACGTTACCTCCAACATCGTGGGGCAGGACTATGCTCGTGAGCGTGCATTGCAACAACAGGCGCAAGGTCAACAGGCAGCACTAGCCCAAGCCGCCCCATCGTTTTTTCAGCAAGGGTTTCTTCCTTCTCAGGCATTGGCACAAGTTGGTGCGGCGCAAGAACAGATTGCGGCACAACCCCTGCAAGAACAGATTCAGAGGTTTCAGTATTCACAGCAACTTCCGTACTCGCAATTGCAGTCCTACCTGTCGTCGGTTTATGGCACTCCAATGGCATCGAGCGTATACCCACAACAGCCACAGGCACAGACCAACAGGCTTGGTCAGGCAATAGGCGGCGCTGGACTAGGTTACATGGCAGGAAACTTCTTAGGAGGTTCTGCGTTTGGAGTTCCTAGCCAGTACATCGGTGCTGGTTTAGGTGCGCTTGGCGGGTACTTTCTTTGATTAGACAGGTAACAAAAGAAACCCTGCCGGAGTTTATAAGCCTTGCAAGGCAGATGCACGAAGAAAGCACCTCAAGAGATTTAGAGTTTTCAGCAGAGAAACTAGAGCAACTGATTGGTTCGCCATCAACATTTTGCGTGATGGCTTATAAAGACCAAAAGGTAATCGGCGGGATGCTTGGTTTTATTACAGAGCATTATTTCTCTAAAGACAAAAAAGCGGTAGAAAGCGGTTTATATGTTGTCCCAGAACACAGAAACGGGATGACTGGAGTTAGGCTAATTCGTTCGTTTGAGGATTGGTCAAAACAGCACGAAGCAAAGCATATTTGGATAGGTTACTCAACAGGGATAGGAGACATCAACAGAATGAAAGACTTCTATAAAGCCCTTGGGTATGACTATGAAGGATTCTTTTGCAGGAAGAAGATAAATGTGTAACCCAGTTCAAGAGATAAGAAACCTTGGTTCGGCAATTGACGACAAGATTCTTCAGCCAATCAAGGAAGACCCAGTTGAGGCTGTCGCTACTGCTGTTGGCTACTATTTAGGTGGCCCACCTGGTGCTGCTGCGGCCCGTGGAACGACAAAGTTAATTCAGGGCGAAGACCCAGAAGATGCGGCCAAGGCTGCGGCTTTAACTTACGTTACGGCTTCCGTAGGACAGGAACTTGGTGCGTCTACTGGTGGCGGTGGAGAGACTGGCGCGTTTGATTCTGGGCAAGGTTTAGATGCAATGTCTGGTGGCGCAGGTCAAGTTGGCGCAAGTGCAGCACCCATCTCTGATGCAACAGTAGTAACTCCAGAGCAGACTTATCCTGGTGTAGAACAAAACGCATTTACACCAGCACCGGGTTCATTACAGGCAGAGTTGCCAAGCCTAGGTGTTGAAACCGCCGCGTCGTCAGCACCATATACGGCGATACCTGGCTCGATAGAAGCTCAGTTAGCGGGGACTCCTATTGCTGGCGCAAACCCTGCAATCTCCCTGCAAGACGCTTTCCGTGGAGCTAGGATGGTGCAAGGGTTGTTAAATAGACCTCAGCAACCACAAGTCAATCCTTATATGCTGATGAACCAACAGCAACAACCTGGAGTTGTTAGTTACGAAGAATTACTTGGTTTGTTAAATAGACCAATGGCAAGTACGCCAAACGTATATCAGGCTCTTGCACCATCGCAGAATCCTTACAGTTTAATTTAGGGTAAAAAACATGGCTACACTTCAAGACTTTATAGGCGGTGGAATACCAGCCGGACTGTTAGACCCAGAGCAAATGCAAGCCGCAGAACAACGCGCACAAAACTCTGCGTTGATAAACACGTTCTTTAGTGTGCTACAAGCGTCTCGTGGTCAACCCGGACAGGGTAGGCCTGGCATTGGGCAGATTGTCGGTCAGGCTGGGCCAGTAGGGTTACAGGCTTACCAGCAGTCGTTTGACAAAACCTTGGCAGATACTCTAAAAGGGTTGCAAGTAAAGGATTTGGTTACCAAGCAAGCGGAAGCAAAAAAAATACAAGAACTTGCTCCAAAATTATTAGCCGCTGGTGGGGGTATAAATCAAGAAGTGGCAAATCAATTGATGACCACTCCTGCTGGCATGGAGTACTTATCAAAGTTTTCTCAAGCGCGTAGAGATATTTCTGGCAAAACTGAGTTGGTAGAAATCTTTAGTCCAACAGGGCAACCAATGAAAGTTCGCTATAACGTAGACACAGGCCAATACACTCCAGTTGGAGGAGAAAAGGCAGAACCGTTTGTTCAGGTTGACAGGGGGAATGTAATTGAACTTCGCCGACCAAGCGGCGCTATTATTGGGAGCGTTTCAAAAGGTGCAGCTCCATTGGCCCCATCATTTTCAATGACTGAAACGGGTCAAGTTCTTGACACAAGAAGCGGACGGTTACTACAACCAAGAGACGAACAAGGAAACCCAATTACAATTGATACATCCGTTAAAGCAACGGAAGATGAGAAAAAGTCTGCCGGTTTCTACTTGCGTATGAAAGACGCTACAACAACATTTGATTCCCCAATTTTAGACGCTCAAGGTAAACCTGTACTAAGAAATGGCAAACCAGTTTTGCTTAAAGATGCGGCAGAAAAACCAGAAATTGTTGCGGAAGTAATTGGCGGTATTGTTCCAAGATGGATGGGTGGTCAGGCGCTTCAAAACGTAGCAACATCTTCAATTCGCCAACAATATCAGCAAGCTCAAGAAAACTGGGTAACCGCTAACTTACGACCTGAGTCTGGTGCGGTTATTGGCCCAGAAGAAATGCAGAAAGAGATTCGTAAGTATTTCCCACAAGTCGGGGATTCAAACGACACAATCCGTCAAAAAGAAAAATCCAGACAAGTTACAGAAGAAGCAATTCGTAGACGTGCTGGTAGAGCAATAGGTGTACAACCATCACAACAACGTAATGTTAGCGTGGACTACTAAATATGGCCTACTCGATTACAACAAAAGACGGGATTACGATAAACAACATCCCTGACGATGTTGCGCCAGATTCACCAGAGTTAAAGTCCCGTGTGGCAGATATTCGTGCTGGAAAAACAGAATCCCGCGCAGAACCAAAAGAGGGGGTTGAAGAACCTTCTATGGGTGAGCGCATTGGTCGGCAGGTTGGCTTGACCGCCCGCGCCCTTCCTGGTGCGGCTGCTAACATAGCAGGGTTGGTTGGAGACCCATTAAACGCCCTCATCAACGCCATAACGGGAAGCAAGTTGCAAACCATTAGCGGTGCAACTGAAAGCTTGATGACTAGGGCTGGACTTCCTGTGCCAACAAGTCCATCCGAAAAAATTGTTTACGACATAAATCGTGCAGCCGCTAGTGCTGTTTTGCCTGGCGTGGCAATTCGTGCGGCTACACCAGTTGCACCTGTTCGTGTTGCGCCGCAAGCCCGTGTAGAGCCAACTATTGCTAAACCTGTTAGCGTAGAAAATATTGCCGAACCAATTAGGCGTACATTTTCAGAGAATCTTGGATTACAGGCAACTGGAGCGGTTGGTGGCACGTTAGCATCACAGTTAGCGGCGCAATCAGGTGCTGGCCCTATCGGACAGGCTGTAAGCGGTTTGCTTGGCGGGGTGCTTGCCCCAGCGGGTGTTCAAACAGCCGCTGAGAGGGTAGCCGTAGGTGGGAAAGAATTAGTTCGTCCGTTTACAGAAGCTGGCCGTGAAGTGATTGCTGGCAATGTCTTGCGTCAGGTAGCTGCCGAACCAGAAATGGCAATGATGCGTGCCGCCACATATCAGCCAACCATTCCTGGCTACCGCCCGACTACGGCACAAGCCACACGGGATGTGGGCTTGGTTTCCGTAGAACCAACCATTAAGTCAATGGATGTGACTGGGCGTTTTGCACAGCAACAAAGCATGGCTAATCAGGCCAGAATTAACATTCTTGACCGCATGACAAAAGACAAAGAAGCCGTTGCGTCTGCGGTTGCAAAGCGTGACGAAATTACAACCCCGTTGCGCGAAGAAGCCTTTGCTAGGTCAACGGTGACACCAGAGGTGTTTCAGTCCGGCGTTGCTCTGACAGTTAACAAAACCATTGACGACATTCTTGCTTCTCCAGCCGGTAAGCGCGGAACGGTCATTTCGGTGATGGAAGACACACGCGACGACATTGCTAGGGCTACTAACCCAGCAGAACTGTACGAAATCCGTAAAGATTTACGAGCCGCAGAACGTGGTTTGTTAGACAAGTCTGACCGTGGTGGCCCATCTAAGAGTGCTTATGATGCCGCTCGTGGAGAACTAAACCGTGTAATTGCCGCAGTTGATGATGCTATTGACTCTGCCGCGCCAGGATACAGAGATTATCTCAAGAAATTTGCCGCCTCTAGTCGTGGGATTGAACGCTTAGAGGCCATGCAAGACTTTGGTTCTAGGGTTAAATCAACCATCCCAGACCCAATTACGGGGGACTACCTGCTATCCCAAGCCAGTTTTGTTAAAGCCATTCGTAGCATAGAGAAAGACAAAAACCTTGGGGGCCTATCTAAAGCCCAACTAAACACGGTTAAGCGTATTAGCCAAGACTTAGACGATGGCGTATTAGCGCGGGCTACACGCCCCGCAGGTTCCGACACCTTTAAAAATATGTCCACCGCCAACGTAATTGGTGGAATCGTCGGCAAACAGATATTTGGCGAGACTAGCCCACTTCTTAGCAAGGTGGCTGCACCGCTAAACTGGCTTTACAATGGCACAGACGATGCCATTCGTGAGGTGTTGGTAGACGCAATGCTTGACCCAAAGTTGGCGGCAAGGCTTATGCAAAAAGCAACAACGGCAACTATGGAACCAATTTCGCAAGAACTGCAACGCCGGGCGGTAAACCTCGGATATGGCTCAATTTTCGGACTGGAGTAAGAAATGCCTAAGACCAAGATTTCAGAATACTCAACGACCAACTCGGCTAATACCGACATAGAAGGTATTAACATCGACGAGGGGTGTCCCCCAAGTAGCATCAACAACGCCATCCGTGAGCTTATGGTTCACCTAAAGGAGTTCCAGACAGGGGCTTCTGGGGACGCGTTTACCTTTGCCGGTGGAACCCTGATGAGTGGGACAAACACCATCTCTGGGGCGGCTGTTATCTCTGGCAACATCAACTCCTCTGGCACGACCAACACCTTCTCCGGCGGCAATATCCTGTCCGGCACGAACACAATTTCAGGGTCGGCGATTATCTCTGGGAATATAAACTCGTCAGGGACTACTAACACATTCTCTGGTGGCAACATCTTCTCCGGCACAAATACCATCTCCGGCTCTGCCATCATCTCTGGCGGTATCAACTCTAGCGGTACAAACACGTTCTCTGGGACAAGCACATTTAACTCTGGAAGCCTAAAACTAGCGGGTTCTTCTAGCGGTGCGGCTACCCTAAACGCCCCTGCCGCAGCTTCTACGAATACCTATACCCTTCCCCCTGACACCTCGACCTTGGGGTACAGGAACATCCCTGCCGTGGGAACCAAGACAGGTTCTTACACACTTGCCACAACTGACGTGGGCGAGTATGTCCAGGTAGGCTCTGGCGGGTCTATAACGATTCCTGATGCCACTTTTGCCGAAGGTGATGTAATATCTATCTTTAACAACACCTCTGCGGGGATTACCATTACTTGCACAATCACAACCGCCTATATTGCGGGTACAGATTCGGATAAGGCAAGCGTTACCCTTGCGACTAGAGGTGTCTGCACAATCCTATTTATCTCTAGTACCGTCTGCGTTATCACAGGGAACGTGTCATAAATGACGGGCATCTTTCAGATTCTTCTTGCTGGGCAGGGTGCCCCGACTATCCTTGCTGACTACCTTGTTGTAGCGGGTGGGGGCGGGGGAGGTTCCGGTGGTGGAAATGACGGGCTTGGCGGTGGTGGCGGTGCTGGTGGTTACCGTGAATTTACCTCTCAGTCTTTAACGGTTGGAACTGCTTTTACAGTTACTGTGGGTGCTGGTGGAGCATCTAATTCCAGCGCAAACGGAAGCAACGGTAATAATTCCGTATTTAGCACCATTACATCTGCTGGTGGAGGTGGTGGTGGTGGGTTTGATTTAAGAAACGGAAACTCTGGTGGCTCTGGAGGTGGCGGCGGTCATGGAACTGGTGCGGCTGGTTCTGGAAACACTCCTTCAACTTCTCCGTCACAGGGTAACAATGGCGGCGCTGGAGCAAACGCAAAATCCGGTGGTGGTGGAGGCGCAAGCGCAGTTGGTGTTTCTGCGGTAGCAAATACAAGTAACGGTGCAGGTGGTGCTGGTACTGCATCATCAATTACAGGCTCCAGCGTAACTAGAGCAGGTGGTGGTGGTGGAGCAGGTTCTAGCGGTGGAGCCGGAGGCTCTGGAGGTGGCGGCGCAGGGGGGTCTCCAACTGGAACAGCCGGAACTGTAAACACAGGCGGTGGTGGTGGCGGAGGGTCAACAACTGCCGGAATTGGCGGCTCTGGTGTCGTTATCATCAAAATCCCATCTACGCACTATGCCTCATTCTCATCTGGTGTAACTTCAACTTTATCTACTGCGGTTGCTGGATATAACGTATACACAGTAACGGCTACATCTACTACTAGCGAGACTGTTACTTTTGCTGCTGGCGCACAGGCCGACTTCTTAGTGATTGCCGGAGGTGGCTCTGGTGGAGCAAACTCTGGTGGCGGTGGTGGCGCAGGGGGGTATAGAACTTCTGCTGGCACTTCGGGTGGTGGAGCCTCTGCTGAATCCAAACTTTCTCTAACTTTTGGAACTGCTTACACCGTTACCGTTGGTGGTGGCGGGGCTGGTGTAAGTAACACATCTAATGGAAATGCTGGTAGTAATTCTGTATTTGCAACAATTACCTCTACCGGAGGTGGTTATGGTGCTGGTTCTGGACTAGGTTCTGGTGGTTCAGGCGGTTCAGGTGGTGGTGGTGCGGATACCGCTAATGGTGGGGCGGGCACTGCAAACCAAGGCTTTGCTGGAGGTAACGATCAAGGCGGTGGAGGTGGCGCTGGAGAAGCCGGGAATACTGATGGCGCTGGAGATGGTGGCGATGGTGTTGCTTCTACAATTACAGGTTCGTCAGTAACTCGTGCTGGCGGTGGAGGTTCTCGTGCTACTGGTACAGGTGGTACTGGAGGTGGTGGCGCACAAGGCGTTGCGGGAACTGTAAATACTGGTAGTGGCGGCGGTCGTTGGACAGGCACAGGGGTTTCTGGCGCAGGCGGCTCTGGCATTGTCATTATCCGTGTACCTGACAATATTGGCGCAGTATTTTCTAGTGGCGTAACTTCATCTCTGTCTACTTCTGGTGGATTCAACATCTACTCTGTGACTGCGACTAGCACGACAAGTGAGACTGTGACGTTTGCAAGAGCGTTTACTGTTAGCGAAGTGTTAATTGTTGCCGGTGGGGGTGGCGGTGGTGGTTGGTCTGGAGGTGGCGGCGGCGCTGGTGGATATAGGTCATCAACCACAACATCTGTTGCTCTTGGTACTACCTATACCGTTACAGTAGGTGCTGGTGGTGCTGGATGTACTGCATCAGTTTCTACTAGCGACGCTACTAGCGGGTCTGATTCCGTGTTTTCAACCATTACTTCTGCTGGCGGTGGTTACGGCGGCGATTTCATGAATTCCAATAGAAGTGGGGCAAGCGGAGGTTCTGGTGGAGGTGCGCCGCTTCAAGGTTCTGCTGGCTCTGGAAACACTCCAAGCACATCTCCAAGTCAAGGAAATAATGGTGGTGCTAGTGCTAGTGCCCCCGGCTATCCGGGTGGTGGTGGCGGTGGAGCATCAGCGGTAGGAGGCAACGCTTCAACATCTGTTGGCGGGGTTGGAGGTGCTGGCACGGCATCATCTATTACTGGTTCTAGCGTAACTAGAGGTGGTGGCGGTGGCGGTGGTGGGGTTACCGGTAGCGGCTCAGGTGGTGCAGGTGGCGCTGGAGGAGGAGGTGCTGGAGCAAACGGTGGCGCTGCAAATAACGGAACCTCTGGAACTGCTAACACAGGTGGTGGAGGTGGCGGCTCTGGCAGCACAACTACTAACGGTACTACACATGGCGCAGGTGGCACAGGTGGTTCGGGCGTAGTCATTATCAAGATTCCTGATAGCGTAACCGCTACCTTCTCAGGCGGTGTTACATCCTCGCTATCGACTGCGGTATCAGGATTTAAGATTTACACCGTGACCGCTACATCAACCACATCAGAAACAGTAACTTTTAGTTAAGGAGAAACAATTGGCGCACTTTGCAAAACTCGATGAAAACAATGTCGTTATCTTTGTCACGGTAGGCCGTGACGAGGACAACGGCAAAGAAGCAGAACTCTCTGCCCGTACAGGCGATGTCTATAAGCAGACTTCGTACAATACCCACGGTGGCGTACACGCACTAGGTGGAACCCCGTTCCGCAAGAACTATGCGGGATTGGGTTATACCTACGATGAGGGGCGTGATGCGTTCATTCCTCCCAAACCCTATGCGTCTTGGTTGCTAAACGAAACCACCTGCCTGTGGGATTCCCCAGTACCGTACCCAACAGATGTCGGCACAGAAGAAAACCCCAAGCGTTATTCATGGGACGAGGCCACAACCTCTTGGGTGGAGATAGCGTGAAACTTATCAAACTAACTAACGCCGCTAAAGGGCGCATCGGTGAGGGTCTGATTATCAACACAGACCTGATTGCGTCAATCTTCCAGCACACCCAAGAAGACGGCACAGAGGTTCGTGTCTGCTACGGCATGAACGGCAACTCTTGGGAGGTGGCAGAGAGTTTTGACGAAATCATGGACAAGATAGGTGCTTAGTATGGCGACAATTGGCGAAGTTCAAGGTCAACTAGACACCCACGAAGCTGTTTGTGCTGAACGCTATCTTGGAATAAACGCACGACTAAAGCGCCTAGAGCAAATCCTAATCGGCTCTGCTGGTTGCATAATCCTTTTACTGCTAAACCTGTTGACTAAATGACCACCATCGCGGCCAAAGCGTCTACGGGAGAGATTGCCGCAGACTCGATGGTCAGCGGTGACGACTCGTTCTACCTTGTAGAGAAACTCCGTAGGGGCCAGGAAAGCGTCTACGGGGGTTGCGGGGATTGGGATAAACTATTAAAGTTCTACAATTCGTTGGAGTCTGGGGCTGACCTAGACTCGGATACGGATGTGACCGTTC